GATGCTAAGGCAAAAGTAAGGGATCGCATGAAGCAGAAGATGATTCAGGCAACTGCAGATCACGATCGCGCTAAAAGATTTGGGATGAAGTGATATATAGATTAGATCTCTAGAGGACTAATCTCATGTGGGCACTTTTTCTTCCCCTTGCTAAGAAAACAATTGGCAACCTTCTTGGTCGTGATGAAGTGCGTCGTTATCTGATTGATATCCTTCGCTCTCTTGCAGAGAGCACCGATAACAAACTCGATGACGGTGCTGTGGATGTGGTAGAGGCACTGCTCTTCCAGAAAGAAGAAGCCTGATATATTAGGGGGGTTAAATACCCCCCTTTATAAATAAGTTATAGGTATTCACACACTTGGAGTAAGCAACATGTCTCTTTACGGGAGAACTGACTCAGCAGCAAACATCACACAAGCAGGACTCGCCCGAGGCAATGGTGCGGGCTCCGCAACAGAAACGATCGTCTTTGTGGACGAAACAGAAGCGTCTCTTTCTGAGAATAAAGAGCGTGGCATTAACGGTCCTGGTTGGTGGGCATATCGCACCTATACAGATGGTGCTGGTAAGACCCGTCACAAGGCAGAAATGCTTGCATTCATCAGCAACGCTGACCTCAATGCTAATGAGACCGACACTGACGACACCATCGCAGCAGACGTGGCATCTGCAATCACCATCTCGGCACAACCTGCTAATGTGACTGGTGCAGCAGATCCCTTCACTGGCACCTTTGCAGTTACTGCTTCTGCTGATGCAGGCACTGTCACTTATCAGTGGCAGCGTCAGACACCAACTGGCACTCGCTGGACTAATGTTAGCGATACTGGTATCTGGAGTGGTGCTACTACCGCAACTCTGACCCTCACCGCTGCTGATAAGGCAGACTGGGATGGTTATAAGTTCCGCGTGAAACTCAACTCCACTGCTGGTGCTGAAGAAGTGATCTCTGATACTGCTTCACTCACCTTTGCCTGATAACTATGGGATAATTCGTAATGTATTTTGAAACCCTTGATGAAAAAAATTATTTGATGTTTGCTATCAAGCATTACGATAATCCCCAATCAGTTACAGTAGACGACTTCATGGAGGACATGAAAAAGTTTAAGTATCTTAAGAGACTACTTAAGCGATATAAAAAGACTCATGTCCTCCGAGTCAATCTTATTCTTAATCACCTTATTATTCTTTTTAATGTTTTTGGTGAGGGCACGATTCCTCTCCTGATGTATAAATTAGAAGAAGAATACTGGTCTATCATCAAGACATTCTTGATCTATCTGGATCGTTATCCAGAGATTGCAGGGTGTCTTTCTCATGTAAAAGAAGATTCATTAGTCGCAAGTCAACTAAGAATGCTATGAATGAAGAAGCTCCAACAATGTCTGCAGGAAATGGCGGATTCAGCGGTAATGCTGATCCCGCTGGACCTGTTGCGGGTTTCGATCCTCTTCTGACAAAGAAGAAACCAAAGAAGCGTCGTCGTTATACGATGACGAATAGAGAAATGCTGCAGACAGAAGCAGCACAAAAGGACACATCATACTTGCCATTCCTTATCTCCTATGACGGAGCAGAGCAGTATGTCCTGTATAGTAAATCTGAAGCAGCGTTGAAGATTGAGTTGCGTAAGATCTACCGCCCAGAGAATTTCAAAAAGTTGGCAATCCAGAGAATGTATCCGAATGATGTTATCCAATTTTATTGGAAGAAAAGACAACAGGCATTGAGGGCAGAGTAATGGCATTCGGTCTTGGTAAAATAGCGGTCCTTGAAAGTAAACTTGATATTTATGAAGACCTATCAAAAGAGATGCTTGACAAACTTGAAAGAGCAGTTGGGACTATCTCGGATAATAGCAATAAGATTGCTGTGATTTTAGAGCGCCATGAAAGTCGATTGGATGAAAGCGAGCGGGCAGATAAATTGATTATCAAAATGATTGAGGATTTGAAAGAAGAAGTCAAGGACATTGATAAGAGCGTGAAAACTAAGTTTTATGAGCAAAACAAAAAGATAGAAGAAACCCAAAAGTGGATCTGGATGGCGGGTGCTGTCCTTACCACTGCGGTGACACTTCTACAAGTGCTTCCAAATTTGGGATTAACATTGACGCCTTCTTCCAAATCTGCTATGCTACCTTCAGTGGATAAGGTCGCATGGACTTCGTTGAAGACAAATACGTCAGATTTCTCAGCACTCGCTTAGAGAAATTTAAGCACGTCAAGCACGGTCTATACAACTTTCGCTGTCCCTACTGTGGCGATTCACAGAAGCATAAGAATAAGGCACGAGGGTATTTCTTCCTGAAGAAGTCGGAGTTTATCTTCAAGTGTCACAACTGTGGTGCTGGCAGGACTCTTGCTAACTTCCTAAAAGATCAAGCACCTGATCTCCATGATCAATTCATCATGGAGAAGTATCGGGAAGGTGCTACAGGTCGTGGTAGGTATACACCTAACCCAGAATACAAGTCAGCAAAACCTAAATTTGCCACAAAAGTATCAGACCTTACACCAATATCAGAGCTAAATAAAGGACACCCAGCAAGGGAGTATCTAGAGAGTAGGAAGATCCCACAGGAGAAGTTACAGTCTCTATACTATACCGATAGGTTTAAGCGTTGGGTTAATACAAAGAAACCAAATGCATTTGAAAACCTTCAGAATGACCGACCTAGAATTATTATCCCATTCATTGACAATGACGGTAATTGGTTTGGCATCCAGGGTAGATCTTTGGCTCCAAAATCATCGCTACGGTATATAACTATCATGTTTGAGGATCGTCTCAAACTATATGGTCAGAATAATGTAAACCCTGAGGATACTGTTTATGTCACTGAAGGACCCTTCGACTCCCATTTCATTACCAATTCTGTCGCTATGTGTGGTAGCGATGTTGACCACCGCACTCTACCTTATCGAGATAGGGTCTGGATCTTCGACAACGAACCGCGTAATCGACAGATCGTGCAGCGGATTGACGCTGCCATCCGAAGCAAAGAAAAGGTGGTTATCTGGCCAGCAGAAATAAAAGAAAAGGATCTAAATGATATGGTCCTCGCTGGACTTGATGTCCAGAATATAGTAAAATCAAATACCTACTCAGGTATGGAAGCACAAGTAAAATTTATTCAGTGGAAACGAGTATGAGCGAGATTACAGTTGTCAAGCGTAGTGGTGAAGTTGAGACCCTCAATCTAGATAAGATTCATACTATGGTTGAGCACGCTTGTAAGGGACTCTCAGGTGTCTCTGAGAGTCAAGTTGAGATGAATGCCAATCTGCAATTCTTTGATGGTATTAAAACGGATGACATTCAAGAGATTTTGATTCGCTCTGCTAATGATTTGATCTCACTAGAGAATCCAAATTATCAATTTGTTGCAGCACGTCTGCTTTTGTTTGGTCTTCGTAAGTCAGTGTATGGTGATCACCCAGATTACCGTCCATATCTTATCGATCATGTTTCAGATTGTGTTGATAAGGGTGTTTATGACTCTTCTATCCTCAACAAATATACCAGTGAGGAGTGGGCAGAGATTGATCGCATGATTGATAATGATCGTGACTTCTTGTTTACATACGCTGGTCTTCGCCAAGTAGCAGATAAATATCTTGTGCAGGATCGTAGTAGTGGTCAGATCTACGAGACACCACAACAAATGTATATCATGATTGCTCTAACTCTGTTTAGGGATTATCCTCAGGCAACACGTCTTTCTTACGTCAAGAAGTATTATGACGCAATCAGCAAGCACAAGATCAACATCCCAACGCCAGTCATGGCAGGAGTGCGAACGCCTCTCCGTCAATTTGCGAGTTGTGTTCTCGTTGATGTTGATGACACCCTCGATAGTATCTTTAGCAGCGATATGGCTATTGGTTACTACGTTGCACAACGTGCAGGAATCGGTATCAACGCAGGTCGCATCCGTGGCATCAACAGTAAGATCCGAGGTGGAGAGGTACAACACACAGGCGTGGTCCCCTTCCTTAAAAAGTTTGAATCAACTGTACGATGCTGCACACAAAACGGCATCCGAGGTGGTTCTGCTACAGTTCACTTTCCTATCTGGCACCAAGAAATAGAAGACATCATTGTCCTAAAGAACAACAAAGGCACGGAAGATAATCGTGTTAGAAAACTTGACTACTCAATCCAAATTTCAAAACTATTCTATGAGCGTTTCATTGCAAACGGAGAGATTTCACTTTTCAGTCCTCATGATGTCCCTGGTCTTTATGATGCTTTCGGGACTGACAGCTTTGACAGTATGTACGTTAGTTACGAATCAGATCCTGGAATCCCCCGCACCACAGTCAGTGCTCAAGGATTGATCCTGGATCTTCTGAAGGAACGTGCAGAGACTGGTCGAATCTATATCATGAATATCGACCACTGTAACTCTCACTCTTCCTTTAAGGACAAGGTGAACATGTCTAACCTGTGTCAGGAGATCACTCTCCCCACAGATCCTATCAACCATATTGATGATGCTGATGGTGAGATTGCTTTGTGCATTCTCTCTGCTATCAACGTGGGTAAGATCAATAAACTGGATGATATGGAAAACCTTGCAGACCTTGCTGTGCGTGGTCTTGAGGAGTTGATTGATTACCAGGACTATCCTGTTGCTGCAGCACGTCGTAGCACCCTTGCAAGGCGCTCCCTGGGCATTGGTTTCATCGGTCTGGCACATTACCTTGCTAAGGCAGGTGAGAGGTATAATGACTCTCGTGCCTATCGTCTGGTCCATGACTTGACTGAAGCATTCCAATACTATCTCCTGAAGGCATCTAACGAGGTTGCTAAGGAGAAGGGTGCCTGTGAGGCATTCCATCGCACTAAGTATTCTGATGGCATCTTGCCCATCGATACATACAAAAAAGAAGTAGACGAAATCTTTGGAGGAGATCCTGGACTGAATTATGATTGGGAATCTCTTAGAGCATCTATCTTGGAGCACGGTCTCAGACACAGCACACTGTCCGCACAGATGCCTTCAGAGAGCAGCTCCGTTGTGTCAAATGCAACCAATGGAATCGAGCCACCTCGCGACTACTTGTCCATTAAGAAGAGCAAGAAGGGACCCCTTAAGCAGATTGTTCCGTCTTATTCGACGCTGAAGAATAATTATACTCTTCTGTGGGACATGCCTTCTAACGAGGGTTACATCAAGATCACTGCCATCATGCAGAAATTCTTTGATCAAGCGATCAGTGGCAACTGGTCTTACAATCCTGAGAATTATCCCAACAATGAGGTGCCTGTCTCAGTGATGGCAAATGATCTTTTGACTACATATAAGTATGGTTGGAAAACTTCTTACTACCAGAATACTTATGACAACAAGAAGGATCCAGACGTAGAAGATAACATTAAACGAGCAGCGGAGTTGGACGCTCTCTTAGAAGAGATTCTGACCTCTGATGAAGAAGCATGTGACGCTTGCAATGTCTAGGAAGGTTGAGGTAGAATTGGGACCAGATCTGCAGGAGGACTTTGAGTCCTTCCTTGCAGTCTGCGACTCTCTAGAAATCAAACCTAGGATTAACAGTTTTTTATATTATGTCAGCAATTTTGGAACTTACAACTCAGAAAGGAGCAAGGATGGGAGTAACGGTATTTAACGAGAAGAAGGTAGACACCAAGAAGCAACCAATGTTTTTTGGAGCACCTCTAGGTATGCAACGTTATGATGAGTATAAGTATCCTGACTTTGACAAACTGACCCAGACACAATTGGGTTATTTCTGGAGACCTGAAGAGGTATCTCTTCAGAAAGATCGAGCAGATTATAAAACTCTTAATGCACAACAGAAACATATCTACACATCTAATCTAAAATATCAAATCCTTCTTGATTCTGTGCAAGGTCGTGGACCTGGCATGGCATTCTCCCCCTACTGCTCCCTCCCTGAGTTGGAAGGCGCTATGGGTGTGTGGGAATTTATGGAGCAGATTCACTCTCGCTCCTACACTCACATCATCAAGAATGTATACCCTGATCCCACAGAGGTATTTGATACAGTCTTAGACAATGCTAAGATTCTAGACCGAGCAAAGAGTGTATGTGCAGCATATAATGACTTCATTGATGCTGCTACTGAGTGGGCAGCAGGGACACGATGGCAACAAGCAATGGAACATGCTGATAGTGCTATCGCAGACCGTCGTGATCTAAAGCGTAAACTTTATAGGGCGATTGCTAATGTTAACATTCTTGAGGGAATCCGTTTCTATGTTAGCTTTGCTTGCTCTTTTGCTTTTGGCGAGCTCAAGCTTATGGAAGGAAGTGCTAAGATCATTTCCCTCATTGCTAGAGATGAATCTCAACACCTTGTCCTCACCCAAAAAATTCTGAAGAAGTGGGCAGAAGGTGATGATCCAGAGATGCAAGAGATTGCGGAAGAAGAGAAAGAAAATGTCAAACAGATGTTTGTTGATGCAGTAAACCAGGAGAAAGAGTGGGCAAACTATCTCTTCTCCGAGGGATCTATGATTGGTCTTAACGAGCGTTTGCTGTCTCAATATGTTGAGTGGATTGCTAACCGCCGCATGAAAGCGATTGGTCTTGATCCTGTGTTTGATATCCCTGCTAAGAATAATCCACTGCCCTGGACAGAGCACTGGCTAAATAGCAAAGGACAACAAAATGCACCTCAGGAAACTGAGATCGAATCGTATATTGTCGGAGGTATCAAACAAGATGTTGAGGCAAATACTTTCTCTAACTTCCAACTTTAAGAATTGGTTTAGACATGTCGAGGAAACACAGTTGGAAGAAACAACCAGAAGAGAAACCGATTTCAGATATAGTTGGCCTGGACCAGATCAGTGGTATCAAGGGCCACTTGAATTTTTTACAGAAACTGAAGAAGGATCTGAAGAGAGACAAACCATTGAGGCGAAATAGTAACAAAAGATACACAAAAAATTGATAAATAGTATTAGGTAGTGTATACTATCCATACGTTCATCCGAGAAATCGGACGCAAGTAAGTCGCGCAACGGACCGTTGATCCCATGTTTGAATTTCTATTGTATTCAACACTCACCTGCCAACAAGCTGATGCTATTATGCTGAAGATCAAGGCAAACGAAGATCTTAGTAAGATTATTAAGATTGAGTTGTTAGAAACTGTTAAAGATTCTACACCCGAGTGTAAGTGGGACGCACACGACTGAAGGAACGGGGCATAAAAATCCCATTCTTTTAGGAGTAGACCAATGAAACTGCTTAACCTTTATAGCAATCATACTTCTTATCGTGGTATCTCTTACGATCCCCATGCTAAGAAGGAAGTTGAGACAAAAACCTTCACTGAGATCTATCGTGGTATCAAACACGAAGAAACTAAGGAGGTTGTAAAATGAAGACAGTTACAACTAACTGGCTCTCGGTCATTAGGGCAAAGCAAATTAAAGAAAAGAATCTAAAAACTGCACAGCTCTGCATGGCAGGGTATTGTGTGAAGAGTAAGTAGATTCAATATATAATTGGAGGGGTTAACCCCCTCCTTTTTTCTTAGAAATTATTATGAAATGTGAAGTCCAATTGTATGTTGCAGGCACGGTCTTTTATGAGACTGTGATTGCTAAAGACTATAAAGAAGCAAAAGAGGTTGCGCTTGCTCGTAACCCAAATGCAAAAGTAATTTCCGTTACTGCAAAATTATGAATTACGAAAAAGTAAAACTGATCGCACATAACCTTAAGTTGCTTGCTGAGAGTCTTGAGGATGCTATCAAAGAAGACCCTACTAAATATCTTCAGAGGTCGGATGACAAACGATTTGGATATCGTTTCGATGACGACGATGATGGATATGCAGACTAATGAAACCTCAGAGTGCTAAAGGTAAAGGAAGAAGATTTCAACAATGGGTGAGAGACATGCTCATTGAGCATAGAGATATTCACCCAGAAGATATAGAGTCTAGAAGCATGGGTGCTGGTGGGGAAGATCTGATCATGGCGAGAGACGCCAGGAAGAAGTTTCCCTTTAGCATTGAATGTAAAAATGTGGAGAGATTGAATGTGTATGAAGCATATGAGCAGGCATGTGCCAATTCTGGAGACCATACACCGATCCTCTTCATGAAAAAGAATAGAAAGAAACCACTTGTTGTAGTGGACGCAGAATGGTTTATCAAGCATTTTGGGGGTTGACGACTGACCCTTCCCTGATATATAATTCACAAGTCATCGCAAGGGGAGGCAATGGACACTCAATTTCTAGAAGAGATTGTTGAGTATTTGATCGATCAACTTCATGTTGAATTGGATCAAGGTAATTCTGTAGAAGCAGAAGTTATTGCAAAGAAAATCCGTGAGTTGCAACAGGCATGATTAGAGACATATATGATATGTTTACCGTCCCTATGGTGCGGTATTCAATTCACAATTGGAAAGAAAACAAGCAACGAATTCTGAAGGCACTTCCTGAAATTACAGATGAGCATCTGAAATCCAACGGAGATACCTACACAGATTTTTTTGAGTGTGCTAAAAACAAAGATCTTCCTCCATATAGTGAGGTTGTTATCGATATAATTAAACCATATCTTGCTGATTTCTCCGATGAGCGTCGAGTAGAATTCTCAGACATGTGGTTTCAAACATACCTTCAAGGTAACAATCATGGTCCACATAATCACGGACATAGCGGATGGTCTTCGGTAATTTATGTTGAGTTTAATCCTAAATTTCATACCCCAACAAAGTTTATTTCTCCATTCAACAATCCTTGGAATGGAAATCTAGTTGAGTTTATGCCAGAGGTCCAAGAAGGAGACATGATCATTTTCCCTTCAACAATTACACATGAAGCAGAAACAAATAAGAGTGATGTCAGACGCACAATCATTTCTTACAATCTTAGAGGGCATGTTGATTATGTCAAATACTCTATGTGGGAAGGAGATCCCATAGTTTACCGTTAATTTTCCTGGTCCAGTAGCTCAGTGGAATAGTAGCAACTGCCTTCTAAGCAGTCGGTCGTAGGTTCGAATCCTACCTGGATCGTATGGGAGATTAGCTCAGCGGTAGAGCGCCTGCCTTACAAGCAGGATGTCACTGGTTCGATCCCAGTATCTCCCACTCCCCTTCGGGGGGCAACAACCAAATAAGGAGAGCAGTCATGACTGTTAGAGATCGCTTTGGAGAAAGTCTCCAACTTCTGAAGGATGCTGTTAATGGCAATATTGCCCTTGACTCTGAGTATCCATCCCTTTTCTCTTCACTCTGCCGTTTTTATAGCGATAAGAGTGATCGTCACGTCCACTTTTGGGGCATTGATGTTGAAGAGGATTATTCGATTCTAATAGATAATATGATTGCAGATGGCGTCCTGGAAGCGACGTAAATCTTACCCTGGTGGAGTCAAATGACCCTGCCTTGGAATGGCACAAAACTTACCCTGGTCGGGATGAATTATGGCAACAGATATAACAGTTTATAAAGGCAGACTTTGTGAAAAGATCCCAGATTTTATCTGGGGTGATTATATCGATGAGTCTGTTGTTGATGGATTGGTATACTTTTGGCGTAATCAAAACATATTAAACCCACATGAGGGGCAAGTTTATAGGCATGGTGATGTTGTAGTGGACCGAGACTACAAAGAGTCATTAGACTTACACATTCCATTCCAACTTGCTTTTCCTGAAGTGCAAAATTATATGCAAGCACTTCAGGGTGTATTGAATAAGTATACGGAGAGGTTTCCTTTTTGTGAGACCTCTCGTTTTCAAGTGACTGAGCCTCTTAGTATGCAATGTTATCCACCTGGCGGTGGATTTAAACAGTGGCACACTGAAAGATCTAATGCATTGCCTGGTAATGTCTATAGGCACTTGGTCTTTATGACCTATCTTAATGATTGTCCTGGTGGTGGGACTGAATGGTTTCATCAAGACAAATACGTTGATGCGAAAAAAGGATTTACAGTAATTTGGCCAGCAGACTGGACACATTTTCACCGAGGAAAAGTTACCGAAGAGTATGAAAAAATGATTATAACTGGATGGTTTTCTTTCATCTAGTGTTTAAATAGTATGAATTGCACGGAGATTTTATGGATACACAGGACGATAAGTGGAATAGGGGTTTGGATCTTTTTATGGAGTCCGTGCTCAAACCTGATAATCAATTACGTCAGTGTGCTCACAATCAAAAGTGCTATCATGAGTTGATGTATATCCGCAGTTTTGTGCTAGACTATCTGAAGACGCTTCGCCGCCAATGAAAAAACCTACCGTCCTCCTTGAGCGATTTCCTTATCGTTATGTGCAAGTCGGCACCTTGGAGATTAATGGTAAACCAGACTATCGAATTCAAAAGGTAGACTCTTATACTGGACGATATCGCGATATGTATCTGTGCGACAATGCCATGCAGATTAATACTGCGATCGAAGATTTTGAATACACCAAATGGTTGGACCCCGATATGGTCCCCTGCTATGTAAAAGGAGATGATGATGACACTGAAGACTGATATTCAAGCAGCAGCAGACGCTGCTCGCACCGCCTTTAAGACCGCTCTGGATACCGATGGGTATGATGAGAGCACCCTGTCTGAATTGTGGCGGCATTACCTTGGACTGAAGCGTATCAATAATGATACTCCTGCAGATCCTTATAAGGAGTATACCTTTACTACTGCTCCTGAAGAATCAAATTACAACTTCAACTTGAATAGTGATTTCATTAATTATCCAGTTAATGAAACTGGTAGTGTTGCTGCTGATACCATTTCGTTTGGTGCTGGTGCATCATCTAACTGGTGGTCAGGAGGTGCTGACGTAATTTCATTCGGTGACTACGCAGAGTCTTGACAAATCTTAAGAAAACCTATATAGTTACGACAGTTGCAAATCTTAACAATGTCCGTAACAAAAAATGAATGGGGTCAGATTAACATGTGGGCAAATGAGCCTTCAATGTATATGACCAAAGAAGATCTGGAGCGTTATGGTATTGAACCTTATGCCGAAAAGGCGGAGAAGATGAATGGGCGTTGGGCAATGGTCGGTATTGTTGCTGGTGCTATTTCTTATACTCTCACTGGCAACCTCTTCTTCGGAGTAATTTGATGACTGAAATCTTCTTTACTCTTACAGCAATTACATTCTTTATCTTGCTTGCATTTTCTGTTGAAAAACTATCTGAAACTTATTGATATGAGAGTACCTGACGTTATTTGGACACTACGAGATAATACTCTTAACACTTTTGTTAAGTCTGGTAGTGCAGAATTCTTTGCTAATAAGCGAGTAGTTGTATTCAGTCTCCCTGGAGCATTTACTCCTACTTGTAGTAACTATCAACTCCCTGCATACGATTCTCTATATTCTGAGTTTATCGATCTTGGTATTGATGAAGTGTATTGTGTTTCTGTCAACGATGGATTTGTAATGAATGCCTGGGCAAAGGATCTTGGTATTCAAAATGTAAAACTTCTTCCTGACGGCAATGGTGATTTCACTCGTTGCATGGGAATGCAAGTTGAAAAGTCAAATCTTGGTTTTGGTTATCGATCATGGCGTTATGCTATGGTTGTTAATAATGGGAAGATTGAGCAACTGTTTGAGGAGTCTGGTAAATGCGGCAACGCAGATACTGATCCTTATGAAGTTTCTAACCCAGAAACTGTATTGGATTATCTTAAAACTTATGGAGCAACTAACAATGAATGAAAGAGCAGAGCGTATTAACGGATGGGCAGCAATGATTGGTATCATCGCTGCTATGGGATCCTATGCTGTCAGTGGCCAGATTATTCCTGGAATTTGGTGACGTATAAATACAATTGAATATCGTCGGCGCAGACAGAGGGGTAACTGGCACAATCCAGTTG